TGTGGATGATATTTGCTAGTTCAATTGTAGGTATGGTGTGTATAGGATTAGTTAGAGTAACTTGGGAAATTATCAAATCATTTTAACTAAATAAACAAAGAAGTATGAAAATAGTCCTTACAATAGAAGAAGTTAAAAATATAATTTGTGAATTTATAGGTAAAAGTCAGGTCGATAAACCTAAAGAAGTTTCCTTTGTTCATAAATTTAGTGATGGAAGTGGGGAAAGCGAAGTCGGCGACATTACTCCAATAGACAGGGTGGAAGTGAGATTTTAAACACTAAATAACAGCTATACTTGTTGTCGAGATAGTGCATGCTCTTAAGAAACTAGGATATAAAATCAGCCATGACAAAAACAAATAAGAGGGTCGTCCTCAAGCTACTAGAATAAGTTATCCACAGGTATTAACAAATAAAAATTATTAGGTTATTATAAGTAATATGAAAATAAAACTCGATGAAATAGTAAAAAGTGCAAATTCTCTAAAAGAGTTGTTAAAAGTAAAATTTCCAGTAAAAATCTCTTATAGACTTACAAGGATTGCAGACAAGGTATCTAAGGAGTTAGAGACTTTCTATAAAAGTAAGCAAGATTTGCTAGAAAAGTATGGCAAGGAAGAAGAAAAAGATGGAAAACAATTTTATTCCTTTGAAGCAGAACAAGCAAAACTCTTTACAAAAGAACTTGAAGACCTACTTTCACTTGAAGTAGAAATAGATTTTGAATTAATTAAACTTAGCGAAGTAGGAGAATTAGATATTGAACCAGCATTACTAATAAGCTATATATTTACAGAATAATATGGCAGGTAGACCAACAGATTACTCAAAAGAACTGGCAGATAGAATATGCTCTAAATTAGCAGAAGGTATTAGTCTTAGAACTGTATGCCTAGCTGATGATATGCCCGATAAATCTACTGTGTTTAGATGGTTTAGAGAAAAGCCTGAATTTAAAGACCAATATGTGTGTGCGAAAGAAGAATCAGCTGATGCACAACACGAAGAATTAACTAGTATTGGAGATGAAGCTATTGATATTGCACAGAGTGTAGACCCTAAATCAAGTAATGCAGTAGTAAGTGCATACAAACTAAAGGCTGATAACCTAAAATGGTCTATGTCTAAAATGAAACCCAAGAAGTACGGAGATAAACTAGATGTAGTATCTGACGGTAAAGCTATACAAGGAAACACAATAATCCTTAAATCATTTGATGGAACTGAAACAAGTAGTTAATAGTAAATACGCCAGTATTTTCACTACTAAGAAGCGATATGCAATTCTTATGGGTGGGAGAGGTGCAGGGCGTTCTACCGTAGCTTCTCAATATGCTAATGCAAAGCTCGTGTCGAACGAGTATTTTCGTTGTGCGATTATGCGTTATATTCTAGGTGATATACGAAACTCTATTTACAGAGAAATTATTGACCGAGCAACAGAAAATGAAATAAACGAATCACTACAAATAAATGATAGTAATATGACCATTTCTTACGGGATTAATACTATTAATGCTGTCGGCTTTAAAAAGTCTAGTGGGGAACAGAAATCTAAGCTAAAGTCACTTGCTAACTATAATTGCGTTATTATTGAAGAAGCAGACGAAATAGGCGAAGCAGACTTTACACAGCTAGACGACTCACTTAGAACAGTAAAAGGAAACACACTGATTATTTTATTGTTGAATCCCCCTGCAAAGAATCATTGGATAGTGAACAGATGGTTTGATTTAAAGGAAACTGGAATAAAAGACTTTTATGAACCTGTCCTTAAACAGGATGTAAAAGATGTAGAGTTTATAAGGACTTCATTTGAAGATAACATCGAAAACATAGCAGAAGCAACCGTTGAAAGATACAGGGGTTATGAGGTAAATAAACCTGCACACTTTTACAATATGATTAAAGGTTATGTACCTGAGACAGTAAAGGGTAAAATTTACTCTAATTGGGCAGAAATTGACTCTGTGCCACATGAAGCTAGGTTAGAGGTGTATGGATTAGATTTTGGATATTCAAACGACCCTACTGCGATTGTGGCAATCTATAAGTACAATGGAGGTTACATATTAGACGAAGTAGCGTATCAGTTAGGAATGAGTAATAGAGATATTGCTAATACAATAAAGTTACAAAACAAATCTATTGTTATAGCAGATAGTGCCGAGCCTAAAAGTATTGATGAGATAAAGCTATACGATGTAAATATACAACCTGCTAAGAAAGGACAAGGTTCAATCAATCAAGGTATTCAATTTGTTAAAGACCAGAAGATTTCATACACGAAAAGGTCAGTGAACATTAAGAAAGAATATGAGAACTACTCTTGGTTACAGGATAAAGAAGGGAACGGATTAAATGAACCTAAAGACATATATAACCATGCTATGGATGCTATTAGGTACGGGTTCACAATCTTTAAACCAGTAGAGGAGGTATCTTCTACCTACGTTTTTGAAGAAGAAAAACCATTATTTGAAGAAATTGGATTATAGATTTGACTTATCAACAACTTTTTTATTGTTATTTTAAAAAATAAGTTATACTTAAGTCATAAAAACAATTTAATGGACGGGAAATCTATTAAATGAACATAAAATACGAAAAAAGACAGTTAATTGCGGGACAAATCAAGAATGAAATAGCTTTTGCTAGAAATTTCAAGCAAGGAAAGATAAAACGATGGATAGAAGTTGAGAAAATGTACTACGGGTTTAAACAACCTACAGAATATTCACGTTCTAACGTTAATTTGAATAGATTACAAGAATTTCTACATACTTTACTAAGTAAAATAGATAATCCTCTTACTTTTCGCTTTACTAAAAGAAAACCATCACAATTACAGAGAGTTGAAAGACTCAACGCCCTCAAGAATATAGACGCATTAAATGATGATTGGGACATTAAAGATATAGCAGGTAAGAAACAGGCAATCATGTACGGTAGAGCAATCTATACTTACTTTGCTGATAGTATTGATGGTGTATATGCCCCTCATCTTGAAAACGTTGATGTGTATGACTTTCTAATTGACCCTAGTGCAGGTGGTATAGACATAGAGAAAGCTATGTATATGGGTAACTATGGTGTTGTTAAGACTCGTGAAGAATTAAGACAAGGGGTAAAAGACAAAATCTACTACAAGACTGAAACAGAAAGACTTATTGAAGGTTCGTCTAATGCAACAGAGATGAATCAGGAGGAAACTAACAAACAATACAGAACTAGAGACCAGAATGTATGGCAATCTCAAAAGGAAATATCAGGTAGTGATAAATTTAAGTTCTGGAACTGGGTAACTACTTTTGAAGGTGAAAGATATTACGCCCTTGTAGAAAACTCTACAGGAGAATGTATTGAAATGTGTTTGCTAACTGATAAGTTTGAATCTAACTTATTCCCTTACTGGACATGGGCAGCTTTCGTAGACCTTACAGAGTTTTGGACTCCTGGATATTGTGAATACATACTAGAAACGTTAATGAGTCAGCAAATCTCTATCAATCAAATGCTTGATAATGCTGAACAGATAAATAAACCACAAAAAGTTGTATCTGTTGGCATGATAGAAAACTTAGCAGAACTTAAATACCGTAAAGATGGGATTATACGAGTCAAAGGTGAATTTGATGCTAATAAAGCGGTACAAACATTTATAACTCCTAGTATCAATACGCCAATTCAAGTATTTAATATTCTTGAGAATATATGGAGAAGCGTATCTGGTGTAACCGCAGGAGATGCAGGTAACGCAGAGAATAATTCAGGTACAAAGGTAGGAATATACGAAGGTAATCAAGCCAATAGTGCAGATAAGTTTGGACTTCTTAACAAGTCTTATGCTTTTGGTTATAAGAGAATGGCTAAGCTATATGAACATGGTGTAAGAGAAAATCTTAATAAGAAAGTTTGTATAGATATAATCGGGCCAGAGGGTATTGAACAAGAAGAAGTATCACGAAGAGATATATTTAGAAAAGGTGATGACTTTGGTGTACTAGTTGAATCTTCTAATGCTGAACTAGCTCTATCTAACATAGATAAAAAGAATAAACTGCAATTCCTTGCACAAAATGGAGCAAACCCTATACAAAGTCCTAAAAAATCTTATGAATTACAAGCTCAAATTGCTGGATTTAATGATGAAGAGATTAGAGAACTTATGGATACTTCTGAATTTGCAGACTCACAACTTATGGCAGAAGCAGATAAAGATATTGAATCTTTACTAGATGGAAAGAATATTAAACCTAATAGTGGGGCTACAACCGCATATAAACAAAGACTTACATCTTACTTAATTGACCACATGGATGATATGACACTAGACCAAAAAGATAGAATAGTTTTCTACATTGAGATGTTAGACCCAATCATAATGCAAAATATGGCTAGAATGGCAACAGTAAAAGCTACTCAAATGTCTTTAGCAGAAACAAGCCAACCTCTACCACCAAATTCACAACCATTACCAACTAATATGCCTGTCGAGGCAGGTGCTAATGAAGCACTAGACGAATATCAATAACATGAAAGAAATGTATAAATCAAAAAAGGCTAAGGCTCAACACGAGAAAATGGAGACAAAAATGATGAAAATGAAGGAAAAGAAAAGTGGTAAGAAGAGTTAATTATTACGGGTAATTAAATTAAAAATGTTTAAATACAAAATCAAAGAAAAAAACGAAGACATTAATCAAATTGTAATAGAAAAAGGCAATATAACTGCTGATTTTACTATTCAAGATATGAAGAATGAGCAGATGGCTCTATTAAAGTATTTAAAAGAGTTTCGTTCTAACAAGGATTTAAAACAAATTATCATAAATAATGTAGAGGAACATCACCCTTTTGTTAAAGATTTTACTGAAGAACAACTTGTAGCACTGGGTATCTACATAACTGCTAAGAATGAATTTAAGCAGTATAAAGATAAAATTAAAGAGTTTGAAGAGCAATTGAAATCTTCAGAAGAAGAACTGGCTCACATTAAAAAGCTATTTGACTTGAAAGAGAACATAGTTTTAGACCCAGAGTTCCTTAAAACACCAAAAAATGTCAAAGATAAATAAGGATGAAATTAAGAAAGACTTAAAAAATGCTTCAGCTCTTGATGCAGTTCAACATTCAGAAGGTGGTAAGTTACTTATTAAATCTTGTCTACAAGACATTGTCTCAAGTGTTGATACGTTAGCAATTGGTTACAGTTCATTAACCCACATTGAACTAATATCTAACTGTGCAAAGTTGAAAGAAAGATTGGCGTTATACAGAGCATTAACAAATGCTAAAAAGAATAAAAAGATAACTGAAGAAGCGTTAAGAGAAGCGTTAGAAGAAGACCCTGACTAATTGTCGGGAGTTTTCTGTGTATATAAAAGTGAGCCCCCGTTCCTTACTTGACTTATACACAGAACATTCCTTGCAATAAAATAGAACAAGGAATATAATTTATTCAACGGAGGCGAGAGCCTTAAATCTAAACAAACATGAAATTATCTCGAGGGGAATCCCTGTGTAGAGATTTATTAAAACTGTGGTTTCCAAGTAAAAACGTAATCTATAATTATCGTCCAATTTGGTTGAAAAATCCAGAAACTGGTCATAATCTTGAGTTAGATATTTTTTATCCTGATTTGAAATTAGCAGTTGAATTTAATGGCGTTCAACATAAATTATTACTTCAGAGACGAAAAGATTATTTCAAGAAACAACAATGTGATAAATTGGGGGTACTTATGATAAGTGTCTATGATCCTATGAATCTATTTAAATGCAAAGTTTTAATTAGAAAACATACGGGCATTAGAGTTATAAGCGGTAGAACTAATATGGATTTACTTTGTCAGTTGAAATTATACTCAAAAATTGAAGGAGCAGAACCAAGCTGGTACAAAAAAAGCAAAGAAGAATCTGATAATGCCGACCAAGTTAGAATTAGGAACAAGTCTTTTAGAAGAACTTTTAAAATAGAATTACGCAGAAATTTACGATTATTGTGACGTGAGTATTGCTTACTAAATTAGTAATTAATACCTACTTTACAAGGTAGGCTTGGGCAAGCTAAATGCTTTGTCTGGAGAAGTAAATCCAGCCTGAAAAGGAATAAAATCTCATAGTGCATCTATGTAAAAATGTTTAAACTTATGGCTGATGAAGCTACAACTACTCCAGAGGTGGAGGTAAAAACACCAGAAGCAGAGACAACTGAAGATGTTACTACTACAGAAACATCTAAAACAATTAGCGAAGTTATGGGAGATAAACCTGTAAAGGATGACCCCAAAACTGTTGGATTAGACAAGTTCTTAGATGAGAAGAAAGCTCGTAAATCTCTTGAAAAAGAAGTTAGAGAGCTTAGAAAACTTGTAGAAGAAGGTGGAACTAAAGAAGAAATATCTGAATCTTTGTCTGAATTATCAGAAGAATATCCAGATGTAGACCCTAAGTTTCTAAACAAACTTGTTAATACAATTAAAGCTGAAGCTCAAAAGGAAATAAACCAAAAGTTTGAACCTTTAGAGAAGAAAGAAAAAGAGACCAAACTACAGGCTATTTTTAAAAAAGGATTTGGAGATGCGTTGGAAACAATGCCCGAATACTCAAAAATAGTAAATGAAGATGTTATTTTTAAACTATCTTTGTTACCTGAAAATGGCAATAAAACTTTTTCTCAACTAATAGAAGATACATATTCTAATGCACTTGGTGGCAAAAGAACATTTAACACAACTACACCAAGAGGAGGAAAAGAACCTGAACCTTTAGATATAACAAAAGCTGCTAAAGACCCTGCTTACTTTGCGGAAGTCATGAATGACCCAAAGTTAAAGGCTGAGTACAATAAAGCCATGTTATACAAGGGATTCTAATAAATGAACGGGGTTATAAATTAAACCCATTCCGTTAAAACAAATAACAAGCGGAATTAAAACAAAATGGCACTCACGGATTATAAAGCGTATTACGATAACGCATACGAAGAAGTATTTCAAAAAACACTAGTAGCAAAGGATATTATGAACACACGGTTTGAACCAGACCTTACTTATGGTGGTTCTGTAGTTCGAACATCTTACGATATTTCAGGTGTACAAGTTAGAACAGTAACTAGAGGTTCAGCTTCTACAATTGACTCTGTAACTGACACAACTGAAACTCTTACAGTAAACATTGAAAAAGAAGCTGTATTTCACATTTCAGACGGTGAAGCAAAACAAGCTGGAAATCTAAACCCAGGAGAAGTAATTGGAAAACAAGTTGGACACAAAGTAGCTCTTGACCTTGACGGACGATGTTTCGCAGAGGTTCTTAACGCTACTTACTCATTCGACAATGGTGACCTTACAACAGGGACATCAACTGGAACTCCAATCACTCTTTCTTCTACAACTGTTCCACAAATGACAACACGACTTGGAGCTAAACTTAGAAATAAGAACAACCAAGAAGTAATGACTAACATGGTTCTAGTGGTTGATAGTTATGCAGCTTCTGACATCTCACAATTCATCATCTCTAAGAACATTGACCTTGCAGGTTCAGTATTCCGAAATGGTTATGTAGGAGACGTTGCAACAGCACAAATGTACATTTCAGAGAACTTGACTTCAACTTCAGTTCTTTCAATCGCTACTACTCCAACTGATGGAGATACAGTAACCCTTGCAGGTGTAGTATTTACATTCAAGACTACTCTAGGTTCAACAGCAGGAAACGTAGCAATCGGTGGTTCAGCAGATGCAGCACGACTTAACCTTTCAGAACTTATCAACGCTCCTGGAACTACAGACGCAGGTCAAGTAGCTCTTTCAGCAGCTAACCAACTAATCATGGCTAAGTATGTTGCAGTAGACGATGCAGCAGCTAACACTATGACTGTAACAGGAACAGGAACAGGACGAACTCTTGTATCTGAAACTCTTACAGACGCAACAGACACTTGGACTCTAAACTACATCAACGCTTACTACGGAAAGAAAGGTGCAATTGACCTTGTTATCCAAGACAGTAAGCCAGTGGATATGAGACCAACTACAGACAGACGAGGTACAAACATCTTCTCTTCTTACCTTGCAGGTCTTAAGACTTTTGCAGACGGTGCAGTTAAATTCCTAAGAGTAAAAATCTTGGTTGCATAGTTAAAATGATTATTTGGACGGGGAATAATCAAAAAATTATAAATTAACTATAAAAATCAATGAAAAGTTTAGCAGGAACAACAATCGTCTATGACTCAGAAACACAAGGAGGTCTAATCTTACGAGGTTGGAAAACTGACTCTGGTGCTCCAATAGCAACAGCAAGTGTTTATGCTATAGGTGCTCAAGTAATCAATACTGTCTCTGGTATTACTTACACAAACACAGGAACAACACTACTACCAGTTTGGCAGACTTCAGCAGTTGCATTGACCGCAACAGCAGACGGTCTAACAACTGGTCTTATTCCAGTAGGAACAAGATTTGTCGCAGCGACTTCATCAGCAGCTACAAATGCTTTAACACTTCCAGCTATCACAGCTGATACTATTGGGCAACAGATTATTATAAACGTTGGTGCGAACGGCTATGAGTTATTAACTCCAGCTGGTTCTAACAACACTATAAACAACGTTGACTCTGATGGAACAAACCAACTTGACGTAGCAGCTACCACAAACCTTATCTGTATACAGATTAGTGCAACTGGTTGGATTGCTATTCAGGTTGCAGCTACAACTATTACAGTAGTAGCACCAGATAACGACTAGTATTTTAATCACTAATAAATAAATTTATGGAAGAAAGTACAGTAGAAGTAACTCCAGAAGTAGTTGAAACAGTTGAGGTAACTGAAACTTCACCAGAAGTAACAGAAGCCCCAGTTGTAGAAACAGTTTAGTGTTTATACCCAGCCCTTTTATTAGGGTTGGCTTATGGACATTAAAATTAAAACAAACTAAATATGTCAACAGTCCAAGAAATTATAAATTCTTTTGAACTTTATTATGATGACGGAACAGCTTTATCTTCCGCCGAAGAACTAAATCTATTTAATAAGATTTATTTTGAGTTATGTTCTGATAGACCGTGGGAGATTCTAAGGAAAACACATACCGACACTACCTCTACAACAGTGCCTTATATCGCATTACCTAGTGATTTTACTCAACTATCAGTCAATAGTAATTATTCAACCTCTGATATGGAAGCAAATACACCTGTGGTGTTTGTAGGAACAAATTACACACCTTATAAAGTGGTTTCTTTTGCAGATAGGAGACAATACAGAACTTCTTCAGGATATTGTTACATTGATATAGTAAATAACAGGTTATATTTCACAATTCAACCTACTACCGCCGAAAGTATTGAGTTTGATTACATACATACACCAGAAGCCCTCACAGTAAGTGATACACCTATATTCCCTAGTCGTTTTCACCCATACTTTTATCATAGGATGGTTTCAGATAACTTTATTATTGAACAATCTGATAAAGCTAGAAGCTACGCCCCAGAAAATAGAATTAGGGCTAAAGAATATTTAGATTCTCTTTGTTTATGGAACTCTAATCTTATAGTGCAATAAATGGCTACAAAATCTCAACAAGTCAATATCTTCAAGAGTGGGTTACACACTCTTTTAGATGATGAACAAATACCTAAAGATGCTTCTTCTGGTTCGTCTAATTGGCTGACAAGAGATGGTCATATTGAACTTATAAGAGGTAGACAGTTGCTTGGTGATTCAGGTCTTTCAGGTGCGATTTATGCTCAACACGTTGGTTATAAGATAAATGGTACAGCAGTTCATTTTAGAAAAGCTGGAACTAAAATTCAATACCTAAACTCTGCTACTTGGACTGATGTAATAACAAGTTTGACGGAAACAGCAGATTATACATTTAATAACTATCAATCATTGGCTGGAGCATTTGTATATATCTTTGGAGTAGATGGAATCTATAAAATAGCAACAGCAAATCCAGCTTCTTATACGTCACTTTATGATGCAACTAAGAATTACAAAGGTTTTGCTCTTATAGATAAAGGGCGGACTATCCTTTGGAATAATGCAAAAGACCCGTCAGGGTTTTATTATTCTTGGATTGATAATCAGAGAGCTGTATCAGGTGCTACAGGAGTTTATACAGCAGTATCCGCAGAAGTTACCGCTGGAACTTCAGGTACTCTTGCTTTTAAGGGGGGTGGTGCAACAAGAACTTGTTTTGCAATTCAACTAACTATAACCGCTTCAGGACAAGTGTACACAGATGATTACAATGGTATTTTAACAGGTTCTTTAGGAGGCACTGGAACAATAAACTACACGACAGGAGCTTGGACTGTAACAGCAGGAGGAGCAGGGACTGTAAACTATCAATGGGAAAACTCTAATTTAAGAGGAATAACAGACTTTAATTATTCTGCAACTAGAGTTGCGGGGGAAGGTTCTTTTTTAAGACAAGACTTAAATGGTACACCAATCAAAACAGTAATACCTTTAGATGGTCAATATTTTTCAATAAAAAAAGATTGTTGTTATCAAGTAAATCTAAATGCAGATGATGTAACTGTCACAAATACAGTGTTTAGAACTGATATAGGAGTTAGTACATTAAGGTCAGCCATAGGAACAAGTAAAGGTATTATGTTTTTAAACTCACTGAACCAATCAGAACCTAAATTACAAATACTTGCTCGAAATCCTTTAGGAGACAATTTTGATGTGACAACATTGTTCCAACAATTTAAATTTGAAGAT